ATATTGATCAAGAAAGCTGTCAGTCAGCAGGGCTTGGCCCCAAGGCAACAGAGAACCTACTTCAGTATATACAGGAGAATGTAGATGCGCTTCTAGCTCACCCATTCTCTTTTAAGTTCGAGAAGCCAATAGCAGTAGCTAATAAGGGCGTAGTATGTATCTCAGGCAAGTTAAAATCTTATAAAACAAAGGCTGAAGCCACAGAGATGCTACAACAACAAGGCTATACTGTAAAAGGTTCTTTAACGCGAGACGTAACCATTCTAATTAATGAGAGTGGTATAGAGTCCGCAAAAACTAAATCCGCCCAATCTAAGGGCATTCAAATCATAACTAATCTATTAGATTTCTTGGAGAAATAATAATGGCATTACCAAAATGGACAGACGAGCGTACAGCAGAACTTACATCTTTCGTAGGTGACGAGTCTCCTGTATCTCAATCAACTGTTGCACAAGCAGCAGACCAGTTAGAAACTAGCTCACGTTCAGTTTCTAGCAAACTTCGCAAAATGGGCTTTGACGTAGAACTTGCTTCTGCATCTGCCTCTCGCGCGTTTTCTGACGCACAAGAAGCTACTTTAGCATCTTTTGTTGCAGACAACAGCGGTCAGTACACTTATGCTGATATCGCTGCACACTTTGAAGGCGGTGCCTTCTCACCTAAATCAATTCAAGGTAAAATCTTATCTATGGAATTGACTGGTCACGTTAAGCCTGCTCCTAAGCCAGAAAGTGTTAAAACTTATACTGACGCTGAAGAAGCTACTTTTATCGACCTAGTAAATGGTGGTTCTTTCGTAGAAGAAATTGCTGAAGCTCTTGGCAAAACTGTAAACAGTGTTCGAGGCAAAGCTCTTAGCTTACTTCGTGCTGAGTCTATCGGTGCAATTCCTAAGCAGAAAGAAACCAAAGGCGCATCTAAAGCTGATCCTTTAGCTGACCTTGGTGACGTTTCAGGCATGACTGTTGAACAAATCGCAGAAGCGATCGACAAGACTGCTCGTGGTGTTAAAACTATGCTTACTCGTCGTGGTTTGGTTGCTGCCGACTACGATGGTGCTTCAAAGAAAGAAAAAGCAACTGCGTAAGTAGTTGTTAAACTAAATAGCCCTTGGGGTAACTCAGGGGCTTTTTTTCGTCAATTCGGGGGAATTTTGATTGAATATTGCTAGTGCTCTAATAAAGCAAGTGCTTGAGCTACAGGACTTCGAGACCTGGACTAGCTGTCGCAAGAACTATTTACCTGCAGAGTATCACTCTCTGTATGGTATCATAGATCATCATTGTGAAAAATATCACAAAATGCCCACGTTTGACGATTTAAAGTACGAAATTCGAGATAGTGGAGTACGAGAAAAGTTATTTGCGATTGAAGCCGTTGAGGTTGATGCAGATGCTTTCATGTTGCTTGAGTATCTAAAGAACGAGTACGCTCAAAAAGAGATATTAAACTCTCTGGAAGAGTATGTTGATAAGTCAGTAGCTTTTGAAGATGCTGATGAGTCAGTAGCTCACCTTCATCAAATAGTTTTAGATGTCGAAGAAAAAGTAGACCTAGAACGACCGCAAGATAGTATGCAACGTATATCCTTGTTTGAAGATGAAGAAGAGTTAGGAAATTATCTACCCCTCGGTCTCAACACTGAGTATGACCATGAGATTCAGTTTTCTCCTAGAGATTTGATTCTTGTTGGTGGTAAACGAGGGGCAGGTAAGTCCGTTGTCTGTTCTAACATTGCAAACAATGTTTTTAATTCAGGCAAATCAGCCGTCTTTTTCACTATTGAAATGGATAGCAGATCAATTCTACAACGATGTTGTGCCATAGCTACGGGGATTCCATTCGCTAGATTAAGAACTAAGAATCTTAATGTAATCGAGTGGGAACGCGTAGCAACATGGTGGGCAAATCGTTTCTCTGATGGACAAGAGCGTTTGAAAGAGTACAAATCTAATCGAGACTTTGATAGGTTTCATCATGACTTAACAACTAACTGTGAGCTTCTCCCGACTCAACAGTTGGATGTGGTCTATGACCCTTCATTAACTTTATCACGAATACGTGCTGAGCTTGACAAAAAAGTCAAGAGCATGGATGTAGGCGTTGTTATCGTAGATTACATTAACCAAGTAAAACGCTCTAGTCTTCCCTCACGTGGCGGTCAGTATGACTGGACAGAGCAGATTGAAGTTAGTAAAGCATTAAAAGCAATGGCACAAGAGTACGAAGTACCAGTATTCAGTCCTTATCAAACCGATGCAACAGGCGAAGCAAGATTCGCAAAAGGCATACTTGATGCTGCAGATGCTGCTTATGCACTAGAAACCTGGGATCAGGAAGATAACTGCATAAGTTTTAATTGTGTCAAAATGCGTAGTGCTTCAATGAAATCGTTCACCTCTAAAATGAACTGGGAAACTCTAAAGATCGGACCAGAATCTAGTCTCAATCCTAAGGAGCGAGAAGATGCTGAAAACCGCTCTGATGAACCCATCGATGACATATAATAAATAGTTCTTGACATTTCCTTAATCTTTTGATATAATATCTTTTCAAAAATTAGGAGAAGTATATGATTGTTATTGGAAGTACTAATTACACACCTAGTGGTCGTAAGAGAAAGGTTCATAGAAAAGTAAAGAAAGCACAAACTGCTTTCAAACCTCTAAACCAAACTAAACCTTATCGTAGGGAGACAGAGTATTATCCGTCTCAGCCTATGATGGGTGTCGCCTCTAAGTCTGATGATAGCTACAAACAAGAAGTATCAAAATCGTATACTCTAGCCCCTGCCTACAACAAGGGTGCATACCAAGTAATACCAACAGAAAATATCAAAGACATCGGGAGATAGATATGCCAGTTAAGTTTAAAGAGTCACAAAAAGTAGTAGTAGACCGCAAAAGCAAGAAAACAAAAGTAGTACATTTCTACATGAAAAACACTCCTACTGAGGAGCTAGTAAAAGAATTAGATAGAGCAGTACCAAAAGTACAACAAAAAATCCGTAATGAATTAGTGAGACGAAACGTAGCTGTATGAATGTAGAAGAGCTGTTGGACAAAAAGGGAATAGAGCATATACCAAAAGGTCAAGACTTTTTGGTACGATGCATCAACCCTGAACACCCCGACCGCAACCCTAGTATGCGAGTGGATCAGATTACTGGAGTATTCCAATGTTTTAGTTGTGAGTACAAAGGTAATCTATTCACGCATTTTGGGGAAAAGGCAAACCAACTGCAATTGAAGCGTGAACTGTTAAAGAAGCGTATATCCGAGAAGCGCGCTGAAAGCATTGGTTTGTCTTTTCCCAAGAATGCAGTACCATACATAGGAAACTGGAGGAATATACGACCGGAAACCTATAAACGATTCGAAGCCTTCAACAGTGTAGATAAAGACTTCACTGGAAGAATCGTTTTCCCTGTTCGTGATATGTCTGGAAGAATAGTCGCTTTCAATGGTAGACATACAGCCCAAGGGATTCCCAAGTACATGATTACTCCAGCTGGGGCAAGGATGCCACTATATCCAGTAGTACAACCATTGCAAGGTTCAGTAATACTTGTAGAGGGTATATTTGATATGGTTAATCTGCACGATAAAGGTTTAGAGAATGCAGTTTGTTGTTTTGGAACAAAAAATATAAACACAGATAAACTATCCATGCTAAAAATACAAGGGATAGATAGCGTTGATATATTTTTTGATGGCGATGATGCCGGACAGCAAGCTGCATCTAAAGTTAAAGAGATGTGTGAAGAGGTCGAGATGGTAAGTAGAAATATTCACCTAAAAGATACCGACCCAGGCGCATTAACAGAAAATCAAGTACATAAACTAAGAGATAAATTATATGCCTAAAGTTGCATTAGTAGAAACTAAACAAAGTAAAACTAGATATAAACATGAATTTGACCACGCTTTTGAGTTTGACCAGTACCAATTATGTTCAGACCCGACCCTCAAAAAAGTCTTAAAAAGAGATTGCGATATTCAAATAGATACAGATGCCTATGACTGGATTATTCTAGTAGGCTCTGATGCGCTCAAGTATTTTACAAAGATTAACTCGGTAACAGAGTATTCTGGTAAGTGTGTAGATGAAAAATTCCTACCTGTTATAAACCCTTCAATGCTTGCTTTCAAGCCAGAGGCGCGTGGTACTTGGGATAGCTCAAAAGAAAGCATTATTAAGTACATTTCTGGTGAGGTAGAAGAAGTAGTAATTACAGACAGTATTGCTCGTGGTATTCAAGATACTGCGGAAGCAAACGCATACTTTCAAGCTGCTATTGATTATGACTGTGACTACGTAGCACTCGACTCAGAAACTACAGGGTTATATCCTAGAGATGGTCATATGTTGGGTCTATCGTTATCATACAAAGCCGATGAAGGAGTTTATATAGACACCACGTGTCTTGATGAAGAATCAGAAAGACTCATGCAGGAGCTATTCAATAAGAAGCTAGTAATATTTCATAATGCTAAATTTGATATAGCATTTTTCGAATATCACTTCAATTTCAAATTTCCTCGCTTCGGGGACACTATGCTTTTACACTATATCATTAATGAAAATGAGCGTCATGGACTAAAAGAGCTTTCTCTCAAGTTCACTAAGTACGGGGACTATGAAAAGCCAATGTATGATTGGATGGATCAGTACCGTAAAGAGCATGGTATGTTGAAAGGTGATTTTACTTGGGATTTGATTCCGTTCGATGTAATGTACACTTATGCTTCTCTAGATGCTGTGTGTACCTTCTTGCTCTACGAGAAGTTTAAAAAGATATTGCAAAACGAGAAACTTAAAAGAGTTTATGATGAAATTTTGATTCCTGGCTGCAGATTTCTAACCGATGTGCAGGACAACGGTGTGCCTTTCGATAAAGAAAGGCTAGTAGCATCTCAAGACATTATGCAAGATGATATTGATAAAGCCGTTGCGGGGTTGTATCGAAACCCTAAGATTGCGCAGTTCGAGAAACTTCAGGGCAAGCCTTTTAATCCTAACAGTACAGTACAATTACGGTCACTTTTGTTTGATTTTATCGGTCTACAGCCTACAGGCAAAAAGACTGGTACAGGTGCAAACAGTACAGATATTGAGGTACTTACAGAATTATCTAAAGTATCAGAAGTACCAGGTTTGATTATTGATATTCGACAAAAAGGTAAGATTAAAAATACTTATCTCGATAAGATTATACCACAGCTTGATCGTGATAGTAGATTACGAACAGGCTTCAATTTGCATACTACAACCTCTGGTCGTTTATCTAGTAGTGGTAAACTGAATATGCAACAGTTACCTCGTGATAATCCCACCGTAAAAGGTTGTATTAAAGCTGCTCCAGGGCACAAGATAGTTGCAATGGATTTAACAACAGCAGAAGTGTATGTTGCAGCAGTACTAGCAGAAGATAAGAACCTCATGGATGTATTCCGTAGTGGTGGTAACTTTCACTCAACTATTGCACACAAAGTATTTAAACTACCTTGTGCTGTAGAAGAGGTATCGGAGCTATATGGCGATAAACGCCAAGCAGCTAAAGCAGTAACCTTCGGTATTATGTATGGTGCTGGACCAGCAAAAATCAGTGAACAAGTTACCAAAGATTCAGGTAAGTATTTTAGTAAACAGGAAGCCCAAGAAGTAATTAATGACTACTTCAATGAGTTTCATAAATTAAAGAAATGGATTGAAACTAACGAAGACTTCATTAAAAAGAATGGGTTTATATACAGCTATTTCGGTCGTAAACGGAGATTACCAAATGTCGCTTCCAAAGATAACAGTGTCGCAAGCTCTAGCGTTAGGTCTGGTCTTAACTTTCTGGTGCAGTCTGCTGCTTCTGATATTAACTTAATGGGTGGTATTGATATGAATGAGCATATCAAAGCCAAGAAAATGAAAAGCAGAATCTTTGCTCTAGTACACGATAGTATTCTAGCAGAGGTTCCAGATGACGAGGTGGATGAGTACTGTGAATTACTTCAAGCGTATATTCAACAAGATAGAGGTATCTTTATACCGGGTGCACCTGTGGGCTGTGACTTTGAGATTGACACTGATTATTCGATGGGTAAGTATGAAAAACTATATGGCTGATTGTTGGAAGATTTGGTGTAAATCCATAGGCGAAAAAGCCTTCACAGACGACAGAAAAGCAGACAAAGTAGCCGTACTAAGAACAGTATGGGTTTTATTTCAAGCAATTACCTGTTGCTTTATTATAGCATCGGGTATGGTTAATTTGGGGTGGATATAATGAGTGGTGGACTAATAGCACTAACAGGAATGATTTATTTGTATGTTGGGTTAGAGCAATACTTTAAGTTCAACAATGTACCTATGTTATACACATATACAGGATATGCATTTGCAAACATAGGTTTGTATATAATGGCTAGTAAGTAATGGTTATAACCTATAAACACCTTCTAAAATTAGAGTTTCCCATCTATATTCTTCCTCATGATGATTGGAGTTTTTCAGATGGACTACTATTTTTAGATGGAAAAGTTGTAGATGATACAAATATGGAAGGAAGTACTATCGGTAAAAGACGTTTACAGACGCCTTTTACTGATTTATTTCCGTTAAGAAGCCAATTAGATTCTTTTCAGGGATTACTGAAACAGAAGGTAAAAACTTTCATAGACAGTAATGGAATACCTTTTATCTATGAAAAAACTATACGGTGCGATTTACGCTACTATAGAATACAGAAACAAGAATTGAGAGATGATTGCTGCATACTTTGGCTAGTAGGAGTTCATCAACCGTTCACAGTGCCTAGACCACCAGAACGAGGATATTCTTTTGCAGGAGTACTGTTATTAGGAGGCCTGCCCTGGGTTCTCTACGACTACTCACAGATAGCCAAAAAAGATACTTGGAGAAAAGTGTGAAAAAACGACAAAGAGGTCAACAAAACGTTCATAATTTTAATTTAAAATTACAGGAAGTACGACCTTTAACAACAAACCAAAAAGAAGCCTTTAATTCACAAAATAACCTAGTTTTACATGGCCTAGCAGGTACAGGAAAGACCTTTATTTCTTCTTATCTAGCTTACCATGACATAGAAAGAGAGTACCTCAATAATTTAGTAATTATACGAAGTGCAGTACCTACTAGAGACATAGGGTTTCTTCCTGGGACAGACAAAGAAAAATCTGCTGTTTACGAAGAGCCCTATAAGGATATTGCAACAGAATTATTTGATAGGGGAGATGCTTATGAGATATTAAAGCAAAAAGGTTTAGTACAGTTTATGACTACCTCTTTTATACGCGGCCTTACACTGAGAGACTCATGTATTATAGTAGATGAATGTCAAAACATGAGCTTTCATGAGCTAGACTCAATTATCACACGAGTTGGAGAAAATTGCCGTATAATATTTTGTGGAGACTTTAGACAGAGTGACTTAAAGCGAAATGAGCTTTTAGGTTGGTTAAAAATTTTACGCAGAATGGAAGAGTTCGACTTCATAGAGTTTGGCGTAGAAGACATAGTACGAAGTGACTTCGTTAAAAAATACATTATTGCAAAAATGGAAATAGAAGATGAAAGTTAATGTTGTAAGTTATAGTGCTGCCCCTTCAAGAGATAAAACACCCCTTGAGTTGGTAGCATATTGTGCACGTGTAAGTAACCCTAGTAATCAAAATAATAGTGCTACATCAGAGAAGTTAGTAAAATATCTAATGAAACATAAACATTGGTCTCCTTTGGAGATGGTAAATGTGTGTTTAGAGATAGAGACTACTCGTGATATAGCTAGACAGCTACTTCGTCACAGGTCTTTCACATTTCAGGAGTTTTCACAGAGGTATGCAAACCCAGACCAAGCATTTGATGAAATGTTTGAAAAAAGAGAAGCTCGTCTACAAGACCCAAAAAATAGACAAAACTCTGTAGAAGTAGACGACTTACATATTGAAACAGAGTGGTTTCGCATACAGAGTAGAGTGGAGTGGATGGCAGCAAAATCTTATAAGCAAGCACTAGCACTAGGTATTGCTAAAGAACAAGCCAGAGCATTGCTACCAGAAGGACTAACTAAGTCTAGATTATATGTAAATGGCTCTTTACGTAGTTGGTTGCATTATATAGATATTCGTTCTGGTAATGGTACTCAAAAAGAGCATATGGAATTAGCCGTAGCAGTAGCAAAGGTTATTTCTGACGTATTTCCATTGGAGACAAATGAAAGCAGTAATTAGTAATAGAATATATATGGAAGTTCCTATACCTCTACAATTAGAGATCGATAAGGAGCTTACATATACTATTGCCTCTCATAATCCTAATGATCCACCTCAGGTTATCAAGAATATGTCTATAATACGATCGGGTTTAATTTCTATACCTATCGGAAGAATGGATTTGATACCAAATGATTATGAAATAGTCGATAAACGTATAGCCCCGAAAGTAGACTTTCCTGAGTTTAAGTTCGATTTACGGTCAAGCCAACAAGAGGTATATGATGACCTCGAAGACAACTGTATAGTCAACGCTTGGGTCAGTTGGGGAAAGACTTTTACAGGTTTAGCTATGGCGGGTAAGCTCGGTCTAAAAACACTTGTTATTGTTCACACTGTACCTTTGCGTAATCAGTGGGCAAAAGAAGTAGAAAAAGTATATGGTATTACGCCTGGCATTATAGGCTCTGGTAAGTTTGAAATTGATGCTCCAATCGTTATCGGGAATACACAGACTTTGTACCGTAATATTCCGAAGATAGCTAAAGAGTTCGGCACAATTATACTAGATGAAATGCACCATGTTAGCAGTCCGACTTTTTCTAAACTTTTAGATACAAATTACTGTAGATATAAGATAGGTCTGTCTGGTACTATACAAAGAAAAGATGGCAAACACGTTGTGTTTAGAGATTACTTTGGAAATAAAGTCTATAAACCGCCTAAAGAGAACTATATGCAACCAAAAGTGCATTTAGTCGGATCAGACGTAAGATTTATGGATGGAGCTAGGACTCCCTGGGCTAATAGAGTTACTGATCTTGCCTCCAACGAGGAGTATATACATACAGTAGCGATGCTAGCGGCAGCCTACGCTGCAAAAGGGCACAAAGTGCTCGTAGTTAGCGATAGAGTACAGTTTTTAAAGACCTGCGCCAAACTGGCAGGCGAAAAAGCAGTTTGTGTTACAGGTGAGGTTCCCCACGAGGAAAGAGAAGAGATAATAGATGAAATTAAGTATAGTAATAAAAACATTTTATTTGGGACTCAAGCTATTTTTAGTGAAGGTATCAGTGTTGACATTTTATCTTGTCTTATTCTTGGTACTCCTATCAACAATGAGCCCCTCTTAACTCAGCTAGTAGGTAGGGTTATAAGAAAACGAGAAGGTAAGATACAACCTGTAATAGTAGATATACAGCTAAAAGGCAACACTGCTAAGAGACAGGCATCTAATCGGATCGGTCACTATATGAAAGAAGGCTATGAAATATCCTACATTTAGAAAAATAGTTCTTGACAATTCCTTAATTTTTTGGTATAATAATGTTCTTATTTAATTGGAAAAAGATTTACAAAGCAGCGGAGGGTAGCTCTGCCGCTTGTGTAGAGATAATAGATATGATGTACTATAAAAAGATACCATACAATGCGTATGATTCTCTTTATAAGTATAGGAACGATGAGTTTTCGGGAGATTCATTTCTGCTCCAACCCGGAATACTTTTGGAACAAGCCTTTAGGTTTGAGTCAAAAGAGTTAGCAGTATACATCGCATTAGCCGCTAGACGCAAGTTGGCTGATTATATTGCTTTTGGATATAAAACTTTGAGTGTGCGTCACGCTCCACAACTAACACAACTTATAGAAGATAACAGACTACTTTATATTGAGAATGGACAAATCCATTTTATATATGAAGAAGCCCAACGGAGAAATAAAGATGGCAATTTCGTTTAACAAGCAAAAAGGTTCTGCACAAAAATCCTCAAATAACTCTTACAAGTATGTAGATGGCGACAATAAAGTACGTATTGTTGGTGACATTCTTGCACGCTACGTTTACTGGATTAAAGGCGAGAACGATAAAAATTTACCTTTAGAATGTTTATCATTTGATCGTGATGCAGAAGCATTTACAAATAAAGAAAAAGACTGGGTTCGTGAGTACTACCCTGACCTTAAATGTGGTTGGTCTTACGCTACTCAATGTATTGATCCTAAAGATGGTCAAGTTAAAGTTTTAAACCTAAAGAAAAAACTTTGGGAGCAAGTAATCACTGCTGCTGAAGATTTAGGAGATCCTACTGATGTAGAAACTGGCTGGGATATTTGCTTCAAGCGAGTAAAGACTGGACCATTAGCGTATAATGTAGAGTATCAGCTACAGGCTCTTAAATGTAAGCCTCGTGCCTTAGATGATGAAGAGTTGGCAGCAATCGCTGACCTTAAATCTATGGATTTAGTAATGGCTCGACCTACTCCAGACGCTCAAAAAGAGCTTCTTGACCGTGTCCGTAAAGGCAGCGAAGATAATGTAGACGAGTCTTTAGAAGATGAGTTCAACGTAGGATGATTTTATTTACTGCAGATTGGCATATCAAACTGGGACAAAAGAATGTCCCAGTTGATTGGGCAATAAACAGATACCACTTGTTTTTCGACCAAGTTTACTTGCTAGAAAAAGAAGTGGATTGCCATGTTATTGGTGGAGACTTATTTGATAGACTTCCTACAATGGAAGAGCTAGAGCTTTACTTCACTTTTATCAGTGATGTAAGTATACCAACACTGATATTTGATGGCAACCATGAAGCTACAAAGAAGCACAAAACTTTTTTCACTAATCTAAAGGCAGCTACGAGAAGTGTAAATTCTATGGTTGATGTAATAGACTATAGTTACAGTGATAGTAGTATTAGTATTTTACCTTATGTAGACCTGCACAAGAAAAATTGTGTAGATAAGTTTGATAAAAGTAAAGCACTATTTACTCATGTAAGAGGAGAGATACCTCCCCATGTTAAGCCTGAGGTAGACTTGTCTATGTTTGATGATTTTCCTGTAGTATTTGCAGGAGATTTACATTCTCATAGTAACACGCAGAGAAATATAGTTTATCCAGGAAGTCCTATGACTACTTCTTTTCATAGAGGCAAGGTCGATACGGGGTATTTACTGATTAACGAAGATGATTGGTCTTGGGAGTGGGAGAAGTTTGAGCTTCCTCAGTTGCTTCGAAAAACTGTATCAAGCCCAGAAGAGATGGTACCTACTGTTTTTGATCACACTATCTATGAAATAGAAGGTGATATGCAGGATTTAGCAAATGTAGAAGATTCGTCTTTACTCGATAAAAAAGTAATAAAACGAAGTACAGAAGCTAGTTTAGTCATTGACAAGGATATGACTAAAGAAGAAGAATTAGTAGAGTATCTAACCTACATTTTAGAAATATCAGAAGAAAAAATACCAAATATTCTAGGGACTTATAATGATTACGCTCAAAAAGCTCAACTGGGATAATTGCTTTAGCTACGGTGAAGGAAATGAATTAATTCTTAATGATAATACCGTAACACAGATAATTGGTACTAATGGGATGGGGAAGTCCTCCATCCCATTAATTATAGAGGAAGTGTTATACAACAAAAACTCTAAAGGTATCAAAAAAGCAGATATACCCAACAGATATGTAAATAACGGTTACAGTATAAAATTAGAGTTTTCTAAAGGCTCTGATGAGTACTGTATTTCTGTTGATAGAAAAAATAGTATAAAAGTAAAGTTAGAAGAGAATGGCGAAGATATATCAAGCCATACTGCTACAAATACTTACAAAACTTTACAACAAATTATTGGAGTAGACTTTAAAACTTTCTCACAGTTAGTCTATCAAAATACGAATGCAAGCTTACAGTTTCTTACTGCTACGGACTCGAATAGAAAAAAGTTTCTTATAGACTTGTTGCATCTCGAAGATTATGTAGAGCTGTTTGAAATTTTTAAAGAAGCCTCAAAAGAGACTAATACGTTAATTACTAGTAGCAAATCAAAAATTGCAACAATAGAAAAGTGGCTTAAAGATAATAAATTAGAAGATACCAATATACTTCCAACAAAAAAAGTAGAAATTAATACGGAAGATGACGAGAAGCAATTAAGTAATTTATTAGTAGAAATTCAAAATATTTCGGAAAATAATAAAAAAATTGCAAAAAACAATGGACTCATAGATATACTGAAAGAGCTGGATATGCAAAAAGCAGAATTAAATAATCCAGGGGAGATAATATCTAATGAAGCAGAAAGAGAGTCTTTGTTTGCTGCCAAAGCTAGAAAAGATAATGCAATAAGAACACTCAAGAAAATAGTTGGATTAGGTAATACTTGTCATGTATGTAATCAAGACATAGACGAGGAGTTTAAACATAATACTGCGGAGGCTGAGATCAAGATACGAGACGAAGCAAAAGCAGAAATAGAACGACTAGAAAAAGAAGTTACTGATATTGGTCGTCATAATATGAAAGTAAAGAGCTTTGAAAAGATACAACAAGACTGGTCAAATACTTTTAGATCAATAGATAGAAGCTTGCCTGTCAGACTTCAAAATGAAGAAGAACTAAAAAAGCAGGCAGAAAGCTTATCGGAAGTATTAAAAGAAAAAAGAAAAGAAATAAAACTTATAACTGATCAAAATACTGAAATAACTAAAAGAAATACCCGTATACAGGTTATACAAGAGCAAACCCAAGAATTTATGACCCAGCTAGGAGAAGCTACAAAGACTTTAAACCAACATGCTGAGCTAGACTCAAACTTAGAAGTTCTTAAAAAAGCCTTTAGTACTAATGGATTGTTGGCATATAAGATAGAAAACTTAGTAGTAGAGCTAGAAGAAGTTGCAAATACTTATCTAGCTGAACTATCTGATGGTAGATTTACTTTGGGCTTTAATGTTCAGAAAGACAAACTAAATGTAGAAATTACAGATAACGGAAATATAGTGGATATATTAGCTTTATCTTCCGGAGAACTAGCTAGGGTAAACACAGCTACTCTTATAGCTATACGAAAGTTAATGAGTAGTATATCAAAATCCAAGATCAATATACTATTCTTAGATGAAGTTATAAATGTATTAGATGATGTTGGTAGGGAGAAGATGGTAGAGCTTCTTATCAAAGAAGATGAACTGAACACTTATGTAGTATCTCATGGATGGACTCATCCGTTGCTAGATAAAATAGAAGTAGTCAAAGACGGAAACGTGAGTAAATTAGAATGGTAGATTCAAGAGCAAAGGGAGCAAGAGGAGAGTATATAGTAAGGGATATGCTGAGAGAAGTTACAGGCCTTCAGTTTGAAAGAGTTCCAGCTTCAGGTGCTTTAGAGTACTTAAAAGGAGATCTATATGTTCCTAGAGAAGCAAATAAGTATTGTATAGAAGTAAAGAACTATGCAGATTCCCCACTAACAGATAAGGTATTTACACAACAAAAAACAAATAATCTTATAAGGTGGTGGAAAAAAGTAGTTCAACAAGCAAAAGGCGGAGATCAAGAGCCTATGCTATTTTTTAAATATAACAGATCCAAAGTATTTGTAGTAGTATCAGATAAGCCTAAAAATACAGATTATATGTATATTAGCTCGCTAGATTGTTATACCTGTCTAGCGGAAGATTGGTTGTTGAATGAGGAGGTATACTTTATTCATGAGACGACAATTACTAAGAAATAACTTTTGTAGGCTGAATAGAAGGAAAGTACAGATGGCATTTACATTTTTAAAACAATTTGAAAAAGATGCGGGGTCAACGCTAGTAGTAGATGCCCTAAACCTTGCATTTAGATGGAAACATCAAGGTAGGACAGATTTTGCACAGGACTATATTGCAACAGTACAGTCTCTAGCACAGTCTTATAACTGTGAGAAGATCATAATCACAGCAGACCAAGGTTCATCTTCTTATCGCAAGAATTTAGACCCTGGCTACAAGCAGAACCGAAAAGATAAATACGCTGAGCAAACCGAAGAAGAAGCAGAAGCTTTTCGTAAATTCTTTCAAGAATATGAAAAAACGTTAGTAGCTTTAGAAAATCAGTACCCCATACTAAGATATGAAGGTGTAGAAGCTGATGATATTGCGGCACATTTAGTTAAGTTTAGAGCGCGTTATGGTCTTGAGAAAGTTTGGCTAATTTCAAGCGACCGAGATTGGGACTTGCTAATTGATGCTAGTGTGTCTCGCTTTTCTTATGTAACTCGTAAAGAGATTACTGTGGAAAACTGGAAAGAACACTACGATGTTTCAAGAGATGAGTACATTTCATTGAAGTGCCTAACAGGAGATAAAGGGGATAATGTTCCCGGCATTCCTGGTGTTGGACCAAAACGCGCTCAGAGTCTTATAGAACAGTTTGGAAGTGCAATGGATGTATACGATGCAACACCTATAAGTGGTTCATATAAATACATTCAGTCTGTAAATGAACACGCAGAGCAGATTCTAAAAAACTATGAGCTTATGGATTTAGTAACATATTGCGATGAAGCAATAGGA